AAGAAGTAAAAGCAGGCGGTCAAACTTTAACAGGTAAAGATAAAAAAGATATACTTAATACGTATAAATCTATAACAGGTCAAGTAAATTATTTTGACTCAGGACTTATGCAAGGTATATATGATACTACAAAGTTAGCTAATGCTATGGCTTATTTACCATTAGCTACAGTATCTTCTTTATCAGAAGCATTTCTTACATTAGCTAAAGCACCTGTAAAATCATCTGTAAAAGGCTATCAAGACGGAATTACTAAAGGTCATAAAATCTTTACAGATGAAATAAGTCAACTTTTAAAAGAAAAGCATAAAATGTCTGATGATGAAATTCGTAGAGAAATGAATAGTGTTTTTATTGCAGTAGACGAAGCAATGGGTGACGTAACCAATCGTATATCAGGGGAAGGATTACAAAGTCCTTTTTTACAAAAAGCAGCTAGAGGATTTTATAGATTTAATCTTTTGATTCCTTGGACAAAAACTGTACAGCTTTCTGCGTTTTCTACAGGCAAAGATTTAATTACTGAAAATTTATCTAAGCTTTATGCTATTCAACAAAAAAGTAATCTTAATATTAAAAAGTTTTCATCAGATGAATTTGCACAGGATGCTAAAGTTCAAAGATTAAAAGGAGAACTTTTTGATTTAGGTATTGATGTTGAACAAGGACTATTATGGACTGCAAGAGGAGCAAAACCAAAGGCTAAGTTTTATAACAATGTAGTCAGAGGAGCAGGTAGATTTACAAATGGTATAATACTTCCAACATCTAGAGAGTCTGCTAGAGTACCTACATTTATGACTAATCCTAAGATTGATATCTTTACACAGTTTTTAAGATATCCTACAGTATTTGGTAATACTATATTAAAAAACTTTGCAAGAGATACTATAAATGACCCGACTGTAAATGCTCCGAAAGTTGCTGCGTTTGTTGCTATGGCTACTAATGTTGCTAAGGCTACAAACTACTGGAGAAGTAACGAAGAAAAAAGAGATAAAGTAGCTAGGAAAGGTAATGATTGGCAAGACACTTTAAAAGCTTATCAAAGAGTTGGATTACTTGGACCGCTTGAATATGGATTAAGAGTATCAGAAGGTTTAAGTTATGGACAAAATCCACTTGTAGCAGGTGTAGGAGTAGGTGGTCCAGTTATAAATGATGTAATAGGAATGACATTGTACAACAGAGGATTAATAGAAACTGCTGCACGTAAACTTCCATTAACAGGCACTAAGACAGTTTTCGATAGGAACTTAGGAGACTTTATGGAAGAGTATACAGGTTTTAGAGAGCCTTATACTCCGCTTCAAAAAGCTGCTAAAGAAGCTGACAAACTTGTGGGTGGTACAATTAGAAAAGGAGCTAGTTTTTTAGTAGGCGAACCTGAAAGTAAATCTAATGTACCAAGATTACTTAGGTCAACAGGTGGTCTTATTCCTAAAGTAGACCCATACACAGGACAACCCTATGATGAAATTAAAACTCATAGAGTACAATACTCAGGCGGTGGACTTGCTACTAAAATCTATGCACGTAAGGTCTATAAAGATGGTTTAAGCGTAGAAAGAGATGTGCCTAATGTCGAAGCAGACCCTGCAGATAGGAGCGTAGATGGTACAGGACAATCCTTTAAAGAAGTTGCAGGACAAGACACAGGAGCTAAGACTCCTGAAGCAGTTACAAATATTCCTGCAACTAAAGAACCTATTAACACACCTATACAAGAAAATATAGTTTATAATAATCCGGGAAATATAGAAGAAGGACAAGGATTTGCAGGAGAAACAGGGGAAGTTTATGCTACTAGCAGACGAGAAGAAAAAAATAAAGGAGCTTTTGTAGTTTTTGATACTCCTGAAGCAGGATTAAGAGCAGTAGTAAGAGATTTAACAAACAAAATAAACGATTTTAATGGAGATTTGCAATCTATAGTTTCTAAATATGCTCCTCCAAAAGATAATAATCCTACTACAGAATATTTTAAATATTTACAACAAAAAGTAGGTGATAAAACTACAGTAACTTTAGATGATTTGCCTGAATTACTAGAAGGCATTGTAGAGTTTGAAAATAAACCTACAGAAAAAATGACTCCTCAACAAAAACAACAAGCTCAAGCACGAGTAAATAAATATTTAACTCCAAGTATATTTAATACTGCTTTAGCAATAGGACAATATGACTATCCAACAGGCACGACTACTGAACAAATGATTGACGATTTAACATCAGGACTTTTTAGAACGAAATAACTTGACAACTTATAAATCTACCTGTATAATACAATAACATGATACTGTATCTAGAAGACCAATTAGAAGGATGTTACCGAGAGTATCGTTTACACCAAATAAAACAAGACATGCCCTTTATGTCTCTAGATGATTTTAGAGATATGTTTGAAGCAATGATGGCAGTTATATATAAGGACGAAGACGAATGAAAGATATGTTAAAAAGTTTAGTAGGAGCAGTAGCCCCTACAATAGGTACTGCACTAGGCGGTCCTATGGGAGGCATGGCAGCTAATATGATAGCTGATGTACTCGGAGTACCTAACAATCCTAAAGCGATTGAAAAAGCTATACAAGAAGCTACACCTGAACAAATGCTTGAACTTAAAAAAGTTGAACAAGAGTTTGAAGTTAAGATGAAAGAACTTGATGTAGATGTGTTTAAACTTGAGACAGCAGATATACAAGATGCTAGAGGAAAGTTTAGTAAAGACTGGACAGCACGTATCATGGGCATGGCTACAGTAGGTGGGTTCTTAGGTTATATATTTCTTATAACTCTTCAGCCCCCAGAAGCCAACTCAGAGGCATTGGTCAATTTAATTTTAGGATACCTAGGTGGTTTAGCATCAGCTATTGTTAGCTTCTATTTTGGAGCATCACATAAACAAGATTAATGAAACAGAAAATAAAAGACGTTATAGCAGACGGACGATGGAATTGGTTCGGGCTAATAAACGAAGAAGAAGACTCTCAAGATAATTGTTATAAAGGATTGTTTTGGGATTTAGAAACCAGAGAGTTCCTTAGATGGAACGAATTTAAACAGGAGTGTAAATCAACTGAAAGCAGTGACCGATAGTGTCTGCGTTGTATGTATTGTTGGTTGGATATATTTAGTAGTTTCGGGATACTACTACTTTTTTTAACCACTACTAAAACTTAAGAAGGATTTTAAAGAACGCTATTGTTAGCTTCACAGGGAAGTTGCACCTCAAAATATGGAACAAGCAATTCAATTTATTAATGAAGTTGGTTTTCCAATAGCTGCTGCATTAGGTTTAGGTTTCTTTATTTGGAAACTTATCAATAGAATCATTGATGGTATGGAGACTAAGTTAGATGTACTAGATGACAAAGTAGCTGACCAAATAGAACAAATGGAAATAAGACTAGGTACTAAACTAGATGCACAACATGGTATTCTAGTAGCTCTTATAGATAGAGTACGTAGTTTAGACAACGAGATTATAAGACAAGATACACTTATTAAAACTATACTAGGAGTTCCTCAACTAATAGACAGTAACAAGATTGCTAAAGCAGATAGAGATGACCAAAGGAAAGATTAAGGTTGAAGACACACACCCCCTAACACACGTAGCAATTATGTTTGTTATGCAGATAATTGCTTTAAGTTTTGTAGTACTCTCCATGTTTTTTATTGGTGTTTTATCTGCAGACCAAATGGTACATAAGTTTAAGAACCCTAGTTTTTCAGGTAACAATACAAGCTCTCATTACCTCACAATAGAAAATCAAGAGTTTAATAGAAAAGAAGCAGTCAAGGCAGAAATAGAAGCTTATAAAGATGAGCTTGCAAGAGAAGCAAAGAACACAACCCTTGCTAGATTTATTAGAAACTTAGAGTCACGTATCTATGCACAGCTTTCAAGACAGTTAGTAGAAAATTTATTTGGAGAGAATCCTTCTGACTCAGGACAGGTAGAACTAGAAGGTAATACGATTGAATACGAATCAGACGGGGAATATATAACTTTAAAAATAACAGATGCAGAAGGGAATGAAACAATTATTACTTTGCCTATCGGCTCTTTTACTTTCTAGTTGTGCACTAAATTATGATTCATTATTAACTACGGGTGGTATTCCAAATATAGTTATTAAAGAATCATCTGTATTAGATTTACAGTCAAAAGAATTAAAAGATTTACCGGCAGCTTTAAATAAACCAACCATTGCTGTATACCCTAATAGTTTTAAAGACTTGACAGGGCAACGTAAAAGTAATAGTGAGTTTGCTTTATTTAGTACAGCTATCACACAAGCTCCTGAAGCTTTTTTAATCAGGGCTTTTAAACATGCTGCTAATGGTGAGTTCTTTAAAGTTGTAGAACGAGTAGGGTTAGATGACCTTACTAAAGAAAGACAACTTATAAGAACCACAAGAAAAGAATTCAAAGAGGATAATAAATTAAAACCATTACTCTTTGCAGGTTTGTTAGTACAAGGCGGAGTAATTAGTTACGATACAAATCTAAGTAGTGGTGGATTAGGTGCAAGATATTTAGGCATAGGTACGAGTAAACAGTACCGAGAAGATACAGTCAGTATCTCCCTACGATTGGTTTCTGTAAGCACAGGTGAAGTACTGATAGAAGTATTAGTTTCTAAAAGTATTTTATCTGTAGGTTTGTCACAAGATATATTTCGGTTCATAGAACTTGGAACTGAACTTGTCGAAGTTGAAGGAGGGTTTACAGAAAACGAATCTGTATCTATAGCTTTGCAAAGAGCAGTAGAGACAGGTGTTTTAAATATAATAACGACAGGTATAGATAGAGGATATTGGGCATATGAAGAAAATAACATTAAGCCTATTGATTGTGGTGAGTGCGTGGGCATTCGGGGCTGATAACGAAATATACGTTGACCAGTCAGGTGCTACAGCTAATATAGATTTAGAGCAGTTAGGTTCAGGTAACATTATTGGTGGTACTGATGCAGTTGCAGGGACAATGACTCCTTTAGATTTAGATGGTACAGGAATGACACTAGACATAAATCAAATAGGTGACTCAAATAAATTTCTTGGAGATATTCTGGCTGATAGTTTGACAGGCTTCTTTGAGTTTGATGGAGATAGTAACACGTTTAATATACAGGTTGACCCATCAAATACATATGGGGCTGATAGTTCAAACTTAAATGTAGATGTAACAGGTACAAGTAACAATTTTACTTTAGACTTAGCAACTGTAGCCATGGCAAGTACAACTGATTTAGATTGGATAATACAAGGAGATAGTAATACACTAAACTTTGATATTGATTATGATTCAGGTACAAGCTATGTAGATATAGATGGTGATTCAAACAATGTAACTTTTGATGGTGATGGTTACGCAGGTGGTTACTTTTACTTAGACCAAACAGGTAGCTCAAGAACATTTAATATTGACCAACAGAGTACATTAGATAATGATTGGCTTAGAATCAATTCGACAGGTAGTAACGGGACAGTCTGTGTGGTTCAGTCTGATGGTGGCTTGTCCACTTCTTGCTGATATTGGAAGCATAACAGAACTAGAAGGTTCGGGTAGAGTTGTAAGAGACGATGCTTACAATGCTACCCTAGCTTTTAATATAGATAGTTACGATAATGTACAAACGTCTAATGGAAGATTAGGCATTACATTTCTAGATGACAGTCAAGTTCGTTTGACTGAGCATTCAGAATTAATTATAGATGAATTTATCTATGACCCTGACCCATCTAAATCTAAGATGGCTTTACAGTTTGCTAGTGGAACAGCACGTTTTATTACTGGTAAACTGTCTACAATTAAAAAAGAAAACATTTTAATTCAAACTCCTTCTGCAACAGTAGGAATAAGAGGTACTGATTTTACAGTAACTGTAGATGAATTAGGAAGGTCTTTAATTATTTTATTACCCAAAGAAGACGGACTACCATCTGGAGAGATAGTGGTCAGTACTGCTATGGGGCAAGTAATTCTAAACAAACCCTATCAAGCTACAACAGTTTCGATGTTTGAAACTTCGCCTAGTAATCCTGTAATCCTTGATTTAACTCTAGAGCTTATAGACAACATGTTAATAGTAAGTGCTCCACGAGAAGTACAAGGTTTAGAGTCTAGTTCTGCAGAAGTAAAAACCGACAATCTATTAGATATAGACTACTTAGAGTTTGAAGAGTTAGAAAAAGATTACTTAGAAGAGGATGAACTAGAGTTTACCGAGTTAGATATAAACTATTTAGATGTAAATTTTTTGGAAGACCTTTTAAATGTTATTGAAGAAGTAAATGAACTAGATACAACCAAGACACTTTTAAAAGCTGACATAGATTTAAAAGGAACGACCTTTGGTTTTGATGCAGAAACTCAAATCAATACCTTTATGACAGATTCAGTTATTACTTTTTATAAATCTTTAGAAGATACAGTAAGATTAGACTTAGACAAAAGCAACTCCTATACCTTTATCTTAGTACAGAATGGCAAGAGTACACAGATAGTTGTAAACGGAGGAGGCTCGTCACAAATTACTATAACACAAGGAAACTAATATGAAATGGTCTTTACCTTTAATTGGCTTGTTGACTCTTCCCTTATTGTTTAATGCAGTTCCTTTACAAATACTTAAACTAAAAACCTTTGATGCTTTTATAGAGACTCCTGACCCAACAGGTTACTTTAGTATTTTAAATATTACGGAAGAAGATTTAGATGCAGAAGGAGGTTATCCTTTACCAAGAGAAAGTTTAGCAAACATACATACAAAGTTACTGGAGAAAGGAGCTATAGGTGTAGGGTGGGTTATGTTGTTCCCACATCCTGATAGATTAGGAGGGGATGATGCGTTTGCCAAGGCTTTACAAAGTTCTCCCTCTGTCATAGGAATGCCTGAAGTTAATAATGCGTTTTACCCCGCTACCCATGGTACAGTAATAAAGGGCATTGAGGTTTCTTTGCCTAAAGCATCAGGATTTTTAGAGAACATTGAAGTCTTAAAAGACTCTGCAAGTCAAGGAGCTATATCAGCAAACGTAGATGTAGATAATTTAGTAAGACAACTACCTCTTTTACAACAGACTCCGAATGGTTGGGTCGCTTCTTTTGGCACAGAGGTTCTAAAGATTTTAGGTGGAGGTAATACTTATCAAATAGTAACCAATGAAAATGGCATAGAGATGATAAGAGTTAGAGGACTACCTCCTATACCGACTGATAGTCTTGGTCGTAAATGGATTAGTTGGGTTGATACACCTCAAACAACTTTAAAAGAAATGAATGTAGAAGGTAAGTTTGTTTTTGTGGGCTTTACTGCAAAGGGTATCATGCCTCAACTAGCCACTCCAACAGGCTTATTAGAACCTCATAAGATACAAACAGCACTAGCAGAATCTATCTTGCTACCAACACCTCAGATACCTGATTACTATCTAGTCATAGAACTGTTACTATTATGCCTCTCAGGGCTCTGTATTGCGTTTCTAATAAACTTTCTAGGTATGACTAGTGGGGTAGTCGCAGTCTTTTTTGCAATGTCTTCTGTAGGCTACTTGGGACTGCATCTTATTGGATTAAATTATTTGATAGATGTTACGTGGTCTTTAATAGGGATGCTCTTTGTTGCAACCCAACAATTCTATTTAAACTTTAGAAAACAATTTAAACTAAGGCAACAAATAAAGAAACAGTTTGAACACTACCTTGAGCCTGCTCAAATAAAAAGATTGCAGGACAATCCGAAACTTTTAAAACTAGGTGGAGAAAAAAGGTACTGTACATTTTTGTTTACAGATGTTAGAGGTTTCACGGCTATGTCAGAGAACTTAGAGCCTGAAGAAGTTGCTTTAGTAATGAATAAAGCTTTAACTGTACAACAGAAATCAGTTCAGAAATATGGTGGAATGGTAGATAAATATATAGGGGACGCAATGATGGCTATATTTAATGCACCATTAGACTTAGATAATCATGAGCAACGAGCAGTAGACTGTGCATTAGACATGCAGGAAGGAATGTTATTTTTAAATGATGAGTTAGAAAAAGAAGGATTACCCTCGATAACTATTGGGATTGGTATTAATAGTGGAGAAGCTGTGGTTGGTAACATGGGAAGTGATACCCGTTTTGATTACACAGCAATAGGTGATGCAGTTAATACTGCAGCTAGAACTGAATCAGCTTGTAAAGAAGCAGGACATAACCTTTTAATAACTAAACAAACAATTCAAAAATGTTCCAATTCGTTTGAAGTTCTTACACCCATTCCTGTAAAAGGTAAATCCATTCCTCTTAGAATAAATACTATACTTTAAAAGGTAGCATCTAACTGAACTTCTATATTTTTATGTAGAGGTTCTAAAGCTAGTTTAGCTTCTTTTATTGCTTTTAGTATAACAAGTCTATCATCTTTTTGAAATCTATGTATTTCTTCCTCAGGGAAACTAGATATTTCTGTAACTAATTTGTTATCAGAATCAATAACTAACTTCCAACTAATAAGATTAGCTTCCGATGCTTTCATTATTTATCTCCGTAAAGTTTACAACGTCCTGTTTACCACGAAGCCCTGCTTTCATGTAGGATGTTGCTCGACCTTCAAAGAAATTTTGGTGTTCGACACCCATTACTTCATCAATCCAACCCAAAGGATTTTCTCGTTGGTCATAATTTGTTTTTAATCCTAGCTGTAGTAATCTTCTATCAGCTATATATCTATTGTAGGCATACATATCTTTCTT